GTTCTTTAGAGACAATGGCTCCTGGAGCAACTTTTGATATTACTGAAATCCCAATGATCTAAAAAATATGACAACACAAACCACACCACAAGGAGGAGTAGCTATCGAACCGGTAGTTTATCCATTAAACCAAGGTACAGCTACATTTATGACTGTTCTAGTATTAAATTTTTCAACTGAAGCAACAACTTGCCAAACTTATTGGCAGTTGCTAACAGATGAAGGAAAACAACTTGCACAAGGAAATTATACGTTAACTGAAGAGCAATTCGCTGCTTGGGGACAAGATAATAACTACGTGAACGAGTGTGTGGCTGAAGCTATCGAGGTAACAATCCTATAATATTTAAATGGCACTTACGTTAAACAAAACTGGAATTACAACAGGTAATACTGTTGAAGCATACCATGTAACTCAATCTATAGATGCTTTTGTAGGCACTGTAGCATATGATATTTCTTTATCTGGTTCGTTTAATGTAACTGGGTCTGTTGCTAATGGTACTGCAGACAATGTAGCCAATAATTTTTCCCATGCCCAAGGTCAAACTAATGTAGCATCGGGTTATACATCACATGCAGAAGGATCTAATAATTCCGCTATTGGTGTATCATCACACGTTGAAGGTGCTCAAAATTATGCATTAGGAAATGCCTCACATGCTGAAGGTCAATTTGTTACTTCATCCGGTAACTATTCTCATGCTGAAGGATACCAAACCATATCTTCTGGGTCACATTCCCATGCTGAAGGAAGTTCTACTAATGCAAAAGGTGATTATTCACATGCTGAAGGTGCAACTACATTAGCTTCTGGGCTTGCGTCCCATGCTGAAGGTAGACTTACCACCTCATCAGGTGATTATTCACATGCTGAAGGTGGAGGACCAAAATCTATTGGTGCTTATAGCCATGCCGAAGGAATAAATACCGTATCTTCCGGGGCATATTCACATGCAGAAGGAAGTAGCACATTCACCCCAGGATTAGCCAGCCATGCTGAAGGTCAATTTACTACATCTTCTGGACAAGCATCCCACGCTGAAGGGCAAAGTACTATTGCTCTTGGTGTAGCATCTCATGCTGAAGGTTACCAAACTATTGCATCAGGATCATTCCAACATGTTCAAGGGAAATTTAATACCCATGGAGATTCAACTTCATTAATGATTGTAGGAAACGGTGTAGATGATAGTACTCGTAGAGATGCTTTTAGAGTAAGAATGTCAGGCTCTATTGTTTTACCTACTACACAATCAGTTGCTCCAACATGGACTGGTACTGATGGAGAAATAGTTCCTGCTACAGTAGGAGGTGTTTATAGACTCTATATGTGGATGGGTGGTGCATGGAGATCAAGCTCATTTGCCTAATTAAACGACTTTTAATACATTTGTATATATTTATCAACAAAACCTAATAAATTTTTTAAATTATGTCAATCGTTTCAGAAAAAAAGTTCTTAACAGAAGAAGAAAAAAACACATTGAAAGAAATTCAAACAAACACTCAATCACTTATTGTTGAGTTAGGTGAAATTGAATTAATCAAAATCCAATTAGAAGAGCGTCACGCTAACGCTAAAAAATTCTTAGCCGAACTAGGTGAAAAAGAAAAAGAATTCACTCAATCGGTATTTGACAAATATGGTAAATCCAGTATCAACCCTGAGACTGGTGAAATTACTCCAGTAGAGTAATTTAGGCTAAAATACACCATATTTATAATAAAATAAATTATAATGGCAGAAACTGTTATTTCGTCACCTGGTGTATTAGCAATAGAGAACGATCAATCATTTGTAACTCAACAACCTGTACAAGCAGGTGCTGCTATCATTGGACCAACCGTAAAAGGTAAAGTAGGAATCCCTACTCTAGTAACCTCATATAGTGATTATTTAAATAAGTTTGGTGCTACTTTCCTTAGTGGAAGTAGCACCTACACTTATTTTACTTCTATTGCTGCTTACAACTATTTTAATAGTGGTGGTCCTTCACTTTTAGTAACACGTGTTGTAACAGGTTCATTTACTTCTGCTACTTCATCTTTTATTTCTTCTTCTGCACATGGTGCCGGTGCTCCTTATAATACTAGCCCATTTGAATTGGCTACTATTTCTAAAGGAGAAATTATGAACAGTACAGGCCCAACAGGAAACGTAGGAACCTTATTAAGTGGATCTGCAGACAACTTTAGATGGCAAATTACAAATGCTAATTCTAGTTCAGGTACATTTACATTATTACTTCGTCAAGGTAATGATAGTACAGTATTTCCTTCAATTGTAGAAACATGGGGTCCATTATCACTTGATCCATATTCACCAAATTATATTGAAAAAGTAATTGGTAATCAAGTAGAAAATGTAGCTGTAGATAACGGTGAATATTATATTCAAACATCTGGAAGTTATACTAACAATTCATCATATATTTACGTTAAATCTGTTAATCAACCTACACCAAATTATTTAGATAATGTAGGAAACCCAAAACCCCAATATACCGGTTCAATCCCAGTAAATGCAAGTGGATCATTTGGTAGTGCTGTTGGAAAATTATTTTACGGTGGAGATACTAAATTCTACGAAAATGTTACTTCTGCAACCAATATTCAAGGTACCCCAGCAAGTGCATACACCGAATCTATTTCTTTACTAGCTAATAAAGATGCGTTTAATTATAACTTATTAATTGCACCTGGATTAATGACTGATATGTCTGGAGTAGCATCAAGTGCTATTACTTCTATGGTTACTATTGCCCAAAATAGAGGTGACATGATGGTAGTATTTGATTCATCAAAATACAATACCCAAATCAATTCAGTATTAACAAATACCGCTGGGTATGATACATCATATGCTGCAACATATTGGCCTTGGGTTAAAACAGTAGATCCAAATACAGCAAATCAAGTTTGGGTTCCTGCTTCAACAATGATTCCTGGAGTATATGCCTTTAACGATAATGTAGCTGCACCATGGTTTGCACCTGCAGGAGTTAACAGAGGAATTATTACAGTTGCTACACAAGCAGAACGTATATTAACTCAAGGAAATAGAGACACATTATATCAAGCTAATGTTAACCCAATTTCTACTTTCCCTAATACAGGTATAGTAGTATTTGGACAAAAAACATTACAAAAAAGACAAAGTTCTTTAGATCGTATTAACGTACGTCGTTTATTAATTGAACTTAAAAATTATATTTCTCAAATAGCAGATACATTTGTATTCGAACAAAATAATGCTGTTACAAGAAATAATTTCTTAGCTATTATTAATCCATATCTAGCATCTGTACAACAACAACAAGGTTTAACCGCCTTTAAAGTAGTAATGGATGAATCAAACAACCCACCTTCAGTTGTAGATAATAATCAAATGGTGGGTCAAATTTATTTACAACCTACTAGAACGGCTGAATTTATCATACTTGATTTCAACATATTACCTACTGGTGCAACGTTTCCTGCTTAATAACATATTTTAAGGAAATTTTAGATATTTATAATAAAAAAATACAATGGCAAATTTTACAGTTTCCCCTGGAGTAGCACTTAGCGAAATAGATAATACTTATTTGACTGGACAACCTGTTCAAGCTGGTGCCGCTATTATGGGCCCAACAGTTAGAGGTCCAATTGAAACTCCTACCCTAGTAACTTCTTATTCAGATTTTGTAACAAAATTTGGAGACACATTTATTAGTGGTGGCCAGTCTTATTCTTATTTAACCTCAATTGCTGCTTACAATTATTTTAATTACGGAGGAACTTCATTATTAGTTGCTCGTGTAGTAACTGAATCAGCTAACTGGTCTTCAGCCCAAAGTACTACAATTCCTAACTATTTTACCTCAGCTTCATTTGTCCTAGAAACAATTTCTGAAGGTACTATCATGAACAACTCAGGTTCTAATGCTTTAGGAACAAACGGTACTTTAAATTCAGGATCAGAAAATAATATTCGTTGGGAAATCACCAACTCAAATACCGGATCAGGTACATTTAATGTATTGGTTAGACGTGGTAATGATACTGAAAGTAGTAAAGTTGTATTAGAATCATGGAATAACTTAACACTTGATCCTAATTCAAACCGTTACATTTCTCAAGTAATTGGTGACCAAGTATTAAATTATAATTCTGTTACTAACCAAATGGAACTATCTGGAAGTTATCCAAATATGTCCCAATATATTCGTGTTAAAGCAGTTAATTTCTCTACTCCAAATTATTTTGATGCAAATGGTACTGCAATATCTGCTTATACAGCCTCTATCCCACAAAATGGTAGCGGTTCAGCAGGTGGCTCATTTACCGGTGCTACTGGAAATGTAAACAATACTATCAATTTATATGATAGAATTTCAACTAACACTCAAGGATTATTT